GTGGTGGGGCATCCTCATGATAAAAATAAATTTTAAGAATTTTGGGAAACGTAACTTTTTTGTTTGAATTAATAAAGAAGTGTGCTATATTACCCTCACAGGGAATTTAACCAGAAAAAAAGGAGGCTAAAATGCTTACTATCAAGCAGTGGATTAAGGCTAATCCTAAAAAAGATGGCAGTTTTCATACTGAAACAAATGTCCAGCGAAGATGCCAACGTGGCAGCCTGGAATCGTTCAAAAGAAACGGTAATTGGTACATAGGTAAACCATCTGATTCTGCACCTACAGAACTACTAGACAATGAAGCTCTTAAGAATAAAAAAATGGCTGTTGAAATACAAAAAATTGAACAGCAGATAAAAGAAAAACAAGACCAAATAAGAGAAGAGTTTAAAGGTGAGGTAATGGAAATTGTTACAAGCATACTGCTTCCATTACGCAAAGAGTTAGCTAAAGTAAGCATGACAGACGCAGAATACAACAGGATTAAAGAATGCATAAACAAAGCATTGAAACAACTAGGCTAATACTCCAGCAGACGATTCCTAAGAAGTTCAAGAAGCCTCTTGATTGGGCCTTGGAAAACATAAACTTTTCTAAGGATGTCACATCTGAAAGGACTAACTTTGATTTAGGATTAACGCCTTATTTAGGTGATGTTATTAACTCTTGGGATTTAGGGGGCAAAAAGAGGGAAGTTACAGTGGTAGCTCCAGAGCAGACGGGAAAGACATTAAGTTGGTTAATCCCTCTGCTTTGGAGTTTCCAGTATATGCCTTGTTTATCCTTGATTTGCTACACATCAGATGATAAAGCCGAAGAGATAAATAGTCAAAAGATTAAGCCATTAATGCAAAATATTCCAGACTTAGCTAGTGAATTAGTATTGCCGAAGACCACTAGAAAAGACTGTTATAACTTTGCGAACTTCAAGAGTTACTTTCAGGGGTCTGGCTCTAGGGTTACATCTGTTAGTGCTAAGATATGCGTTGCTGATGAAGTTGATGACTGGGCTAGCTTTGAGGGTAGGATTGATAACTTACAGGACCTAAGGAAGCGTGGTCGTTCATTCAGTGAGAGTATACTTGCAAAGGTATGCTCTCCAACTAAAAAGACAGGCAGGATATGGCAAGAATTTTTGGATAGCAGTCAAGGTTACTGGCATTTGCGTTGTTATGGTTGCAATGAATTAACTATTAGAAGCTGTGACGTTCACAATCTCCAATGGGAGATGAACGAAAATGATAGTATAGAAATTGATAGCATTAGATTGATATGTCCCAGATGTGGACATGAACATAATGAAACCAGAAAATACGAAATGACCCAAAAAGGAGGCTTTATTCACAGATACCCAGAGCGTTTAGATAAACATGTTGGTTATCAGTGGGGTGCTTTTGCTTGTCTTATGGAATATTTCTCCTGGGAGAACATAGCTCATGCACAACTAAAAGCAGGAAAAAGCAGTAATTTACAAAGTCAAATGTTTTTTGATAATTCCATGCGTGGTTTACCATTTTCCAATAGAACTAAGATGACAGGTCATAAGCAAGCATTATATAACCATAAGGTATCAACTTATCCAGCTAATAATGAGATACTATATCGTTTTCTTTCGGTTGATACTCAAGATGATTGTTTTTATTGGATTGTTAGGGGTATTGATATTAATAATAACACCTACTTATTAGATTACGGCATTGCTAAAACCACTCCTGCATTAACCGATGTTTGGAATGATATCTATTCAGGTGAACACCTTACAGCAGGTATTATAGATAGTGGTGGACATAGAACACGAGAGATTGTTGATTATGTAAAAGATAAAGCAGGCCTTTACTTATATAAGGGTAACTCTAGGACGCAAGCTAGATTTAGGTTAAGCAGTAGTTCTGGTAAGTTGATACTTGCGAACCCTAAAGTATATCAGAATGAGTTATTATATTACTTGTACAACCACAAAGCTAAAGGAAGTAATTACTTTTATATACCAAGTGACGTTAAGGATGTATATGTTAATCAACTAATAGATGTTCAACCAGATATTAAGGTTAAGAACGGTGATGCTTATGAGAACTGGTCTTCTGTTAGCAGGAAAGACCACTTTTTCGATTGTGAGAAGATGTTTTTGGTTATTAAGGAATACATAATTACCAATATAAAACGTAAAAATAGTAAAAAAGCACAAAAAAGTAGAAAAAAAATAAAACATACTTCGTAAAATGATTTGAAAAATCATTAAGATGTGCTATATTCTCCTTATAGGAGAGTTTTAAATATGAAAAAAAGCACTAAAAAAATTGTTGTTATATCTAATCCATGTATAAAATGTGGTAAGAAATCTATAGAAACTCATAAAAATAGGCTTCTAAAGTACTACGAATGCACTGGGTGCAAACAGAAATGGGCAACTAGATGAGTTTGACAACCCTAAAAGAACAGCTTGTAGCAGTTGAATCTAAGATTATTGAAATCTACAAGACAGGTCAAGAATACACAATATTCAACTCGCACAAGATTGTCAATCCTACACTCAAAGAATTAAATGCAGAAGCCGATAGAATCAGAAGTAAGATTTATCGATTGCATCACTTTAACACTCGAACCAAACCGGATTTCTCATGATATTTTTTAATAAAAAAAAGAAAAATGATAAAGAGTATAAGAACTCTTATGATGCAGTTAATCCAGCACATGAGAAGCACCGCCGTAAAGCTATTGTTGAGTTTGAAAATGAAGACGATGGTTTCAAGAATTATGATAGACTTAAAGCTGTTAATATTGGACGTGATTTAGAACGTAATTTCTCTACGGCTAAGTCAATGTTGAATCAATTCAGGATAAATGTTATTGGTTCTTTGGGGAAATTACAGTTTAATTCTGATGACAATGAATTAAATAGAGCTGTAGAACATTACTTTAACTCTGTTTGGTCTAAGGATTGTGATTCAAGAGATGACATGCATTGGTGCGAAATGCTTCAAAATGCTGTTACGGCTGTAAAAAGGGAACATGATTGCCTTTGTGTTTTTGATGATTTTGATGAGGATGACGGAAAATTACTTTGGTTTGAATCTGACCAACTGGTAATGATAAACGAAGCACACTGGAAAGCTAAATCTGTTGAAAATGGATGGTTCGAAATTAAGGCTGGCAGAAAGATTCCACTAGTGCAGAACAATGGAATTATTACAGACTCTAAGGGACGTGTTAAGGCATACGTAGTTACAGGCCAACATGGCATGGGGTATGCAGATTGGGACGATGTAACCATCTTGCCTAAAAACGTAGCAAAGCTACTTAAAAGACCTTTTAGGTTCAATCAAACACGTGGTGTTTCTGATATCATTACTGCTTCGTCTGAATTAGAAGATATATACGAGATGAGAACTAAGGAGTTGCAATCTGCTAAGGTTGCATCATCTTTCGCAGGAGTTGTTACTAAGAAGAACGCTCAAGAAGAAGTTATTATGAGGGGGGGGGATATTCCCGATGATATATTAGAAGAGGATACTGTTACAAATACAGAACCTCAAGAATCATACGATAGCCTTGAATCTATGACTGGTGGTTATATGGAATACCTTAATCCAGAGGAAGACTTCAAGATACTTGATTTTAATAGGCCTAATTTAAATACAAAAGAATTCTTTGAATTTGTTCAAGTTTGTGCTGGTGCAGGTATGGGATTAAGTAAGTCCTACACAACACTAACACCAGCAGGTAGTTACACTGCTTTTAGGGGTGATATGTTATTGGCTTGGGCTACTTTTTATGAAAATCAAAAATGGATTGAACGCAGGTTGTGTGATTGGGTTGCAGAAAGAGTTCTTTCTTGGGCTATGAGAAAAAGGAAAATACAATATTTACCTAAAAATTGGGGTGAAATGATTTCTTGGCAGTTTCCTAAAATGCCTCAAGTTGACCCTCTTAAAGAGGTTAAGGCACACAAGGAAGCTCTTGATGCTGGCTTAGAAACTTATTCTAAGGTATTAGGTGCTACTTGGGAAGACCAAGTTAAGCAACTAGCTAAAGAATATAAAATAATAAAAGATAATGAATTACCATTAGACATATTAAACCAAAAGGAGGCTGTAAATGAAGAAGTGGTACGCAATGAAGGGTAACGAGGTTAGGATATATGGAAGTATCGGTGAAGATGTTGATTATACATCATTCATGAATGAATTTAACTCAATAGAGGGCGATGTAACTTTAAAGATTAATTCCAATGGAGGTTCTATTACTGAAGGTTTAGCTATGTACAATAATCTAGTAGCACTTGACAAGGATGTTACTGTTGTTATTGAGGGAATGGCGGCTAGTATGGCGTCTATTATAGCTATGGCAGGTAAAACGGTTAAAATGTTTAAAAACTCTTTTATGATGATACATAATCCTCATTGTTCATCTGGTTGTGGTGAAGCAGATGATTTGAGAAAAACAGCTGATACACTTGACAAAATGAGAGATTCTATTGTTGATATTTATAAAAATAAAATGAAAATTGATGTTGAAGCAATCAAAGATTACATGGATAAAGAGACTGTTTTTACGGCAGATGAGGCATTAGCACTTGGCTTATGTGATGAGATTATTGACAATTTCATTGGTGAAGGTGTTGAGTTAGATAACATTCAATCTGACTTTAAGGCAATGGAAGCAATATCAGGACTACAAAATAAAATTGAATCATATTCGGATGATATTTCTAACCTTAACTCTAAGGTTGAGAAAAGAGATGAACTCATTTCTAAAATGCAATCGGATAATGATAAATTGAATAATGCTGTTGAAGAGTATCAAAATAAATTACAAAAAGTGTTGGCAGGTGGATTCACAGTCGAACCAGAAATAAACAACTGGAAAGATGCTCTACATAAGTGCAGTAATGACTATGTAGAAGCTCGTACTAAGTACCCACAAGCTTACGAAAATTACATGAGAGGAGAATAGTATGAGTACTATCACTGGAAGACGTAGAGATTTAGAGGCCATTGAAGTTAATGCTCCAGAATCTTATATTGGAGGAAAAGTTCTGCCTACATTGAATGTTGCAGAAAAGTCGGGTACATTCTTGTATAAAACTATTACAGCTGATGCAGCAGCTCAAGTAGGACGTGTTGCAGGTGTTGCACCTACACGTACATTATTAACAGATTCTTCTGCTTCTTATACAGTTGCAGAAGCAATTCAACGTTATGGCGTTGTTAAATCTGAAGAGAAACAAATGGGTGGAATTGCTATTGTTGATAGACTTGGTGCTGTAGCTTCTAAGCGTTCTGTTCTACGTGCTATGGAAGATTCTATTGCTGGCACTGTTATTGATGGAGATGGTACTGATGTATCTACTGCTATTATAGATGGTATTCTTGATGCTGGAAAACAAGTAAAACGTTATGCAGGTAAATTAACTCTTGTTATGTCTTATTCTGCTTTCCGTTGGACTATCCAGCAAACTGAAATTACTTCTAAGATGGCTTTTAATGGCTGGAAGTTAGAGAATGCTTCTGATGTATTATCAATGCAACCTGTTGTATTAAAATCAATGCTTTCTGGGATGTTTGGTGTTGATGAGTTACTTATTGGTGATGATGACCATTGGGCTGTAACAGGGCATGCTGATACTATTGCATTAGTTAAGGTTCCAGAAGCAACAGAGTTCTCGCACAAATTAGACCCTGTTCTTGGTAGAACTATGGTTTATTTACCTGATGGAGAGCAACCATTTGAGATAGAATCGTTTTATTCTGATATAGATAAAACGAATAACTATGACTGTACTGCTTGGTATCAACCTAAGATATTGAACAGTGGAGCTAAAGTATTACTAGACGGTTTCTCTACACCTTAAGTTTCTTATTTCATTTTCCTTTCCTTGCCTCTTGTGTTTCCCTTTTTTCTGGCATGAGGCAAGGGGAGGTTTTTTATAAAGGGATTATTATGGCTTTAAATTTAGAAGCTTTTTCAGAAACATTCAATAACTTATTAGACCAAATGCCAATGACATTTATTCATGATACTATAAGTTATATTGGCACTAGAACTGTATTGAATGAAAAAATTGTTTATTCTGAATATGGATTAAGCAATGGTTATAAGTTCAGCGTAATAGGGAACGTTGCAGATTTTGAGGGTGTTACAGCTCCAGTGGCAGGCGATTTGATTACAGTAGATGGTATTGAATACAGGGTAATTAACACAGAATATGATAGTTTTAATGTAGCAATTAAGATAGCTTTAGGCGATAAGTATATATAATGGGTAAGAAAGTCAATGTTAGATTAGTAGGTGAAGAACTTAGGGATAGGTTTAAGCTATTTGAACATGACTTAGGAGTAAAACAAAAAGATATTTTACGTATTGGAGCTTTGTACTTCAACCAAAGTGCTGTTAAAAAAACAGCAACAAGTAAGTCTAAGTTCAGGAAGATAAAAACTGTTAAACCTAGTAAAGGTGGCAGTAGAAGAAGCAGTAAGCCTGTTTATAGGGTTACTATATCACGACCACGATATGCAGACAGTAAGTACGATGAGAAAGGGTTTCGTGGTGGTTCTCCAAAGGGGAAATCCTATATCTATAGATGGTCGAGAGATAAAAGTAGTTTGGCACGATACAGGAAGAAGCAGTATCACGGAGCAGGTAGAGCTGGCTGGTGGGCGATGTCATCTAAGATAGGTTATAGTGTAAAAGGGCGTATCATTAAGCCTGCTGATAGAAACATAGTGAACAAGGGGAAATTAAGCTCTATTATAGGCAAGTTAAATGACACTAGGGTTAATTTCTTAGGCACAAGAAAGCATATTGTCATTAAGAATAAAACTGAAGATATTACATCTAAGACTTATGGATATACTGCTTGGCAGAGTGCATTAGCTTCAACGAATAGGAGATTGCGAAAAGAGTATGCAATACTTAAACGAGATAAGGGTAAACAATGGCAGAGAATGTAACAAAAAAATTACAGAATAACTTAATAAATTATATAGATACAAATAAGACTGTTATTGCACCAGTGTTTGGATATTGGGATAACAGTAACTTAAAGGCTTTCCCTTGCATTAGTATCAAGGTTGACAGGCCAATTTATTATGAGAATCTACCTACTGTATTCTCATCAAAGGTGTATTTTTCATGCGTTACATATACTCAAGATGATGAATCACAGTTTGACTTAGAGAATATCCATAATGACATTCAGAATTTGCTTGAGGATATGAGTGAAGTTCTACCTATTGAATTAGGAATTGATGCTATAGTCATGGAAGAAGTACAAGAGGAATATAACGATGATTATCAAGTATTAACAACAATAACAACAATATATTATCAGGGGTAACAGATGGCTTTACAATTTGGTAGAACAACAGAAAATGCTGTAGGTGTTTTTTTAGCTTTAAATTCATCTGATGCAGTTGAAGTAGAAACAGCTAGGGATAGTCAAGGTAAAGCCATTCAAACAGTAGCTTACACCAAAACTAAGTCATTAAGTTATCAGTTTTTACTTATTACAGGAGGTGCTATTCTTTCGGCAGGTAATATTGTTACAATAGATGCTGTTGAGTTCTTGGTTTTATCAGTTGAGACAGAAGAAAATAAAAGTGATTATCAGCGTGGTAGTTGCACATTGCAACGCATGGATGATGAGAATTTCGTTGTATATAATTAATAAAAGGAGGTAGAAATGGCTACTTATTCATTTGGCGTAGATGGTGAGACTGGAATGGTAGAAGGGACTTATGGTCTTTTGCAGAATTTTAATAGAACATTTAATACTGATGAAGCAGTTGCTCAAAATGCAAAAGGTAATGTTGCTGTTCAAGAATTGTATAATGAATCAACAGACATCTCATGTGAGTATGTATTCGATACAGAGACTTCTGTTCCTGTTGCAGGTGATACTATACTGATTGATGCTAACAATTTTGCTATTATGAATGTTACTGATAATGAGACTAATACTGGATTTAGAAGCGTAGGATTAACGCTTAAACGTTACACTGTTATAGGTGTTCCTACTAATCCTTAATTGGTGATTTAAATAAAAAAAGGGGTATATTATGAATGAAGAACAAAAAATTGACAGTGAATCAATATCATTCTTGGGGAGCAGTTTCTATGTTAATAGCATAGAAATTCCTCCTCCTACTACTGCTACACTTACATTATTAGAGATTGTTAGTAGTCCTTATGTGTTCGGTGAGATGATGGAGGCATCATTATATGACACAGAGGAAGCTCTATATATAATGGCGAACAAAAAAGAATGCTTACCACTATTAGCAGATATCAAAACAGGTGGAAAAAAGACTGCGTTCACTAATAATGTTCTTGATTGGAGTGAGTGTTTAGGTAATTTTGATTTGATTGAGACTAGTCATAAGGTTCAACAAGCGTTACAATGGGCGTTGAGTGGGTTTGAGTTACTGCCAGGTAAGGCATCAGAGGCTGATATGATAGGTGTAGAGGGTGTTAGTACTGGAAAAAAAAAAGAGAGTTCGACGCTGAATGGTTAGCCTTAGTAGTTGCTGTGATATCACCAGCTACAGGGTGTTCTAGCGAATATATCTTATGGGAGATGCCATTAACTCAAGCTAGTTTTTATTTCGCACTTCAGAGAAAAGAACAAGGGGTTGAGGGGGTAGGTCGCAAAAAAGACTACTCTAAAATCTTACAAAAACTGAAAGATAAGAGAAATGGCAAGTTATAAGAACAGATTAGTAACAACTTTTGATGCTGACACAACTGCAATGAAAGCTAAACTAAATGACTTGAAGAGAAGTGCTAAGAGATTTGGGGTTAGTATGGCTTCTTCTTTCGGTCGTGGTGCATTCATGTATGCAGGCTTCCAAGTTCTTCAGGGACTGCAATCAGCATTTAGCGAAAGCATTAGTTTGGGATTGAAGTTTTCTAAAGCTATGGGAGAAATAGCTACTATAGCAGACACAACATCTGCAAATATCGATAAACTTGGTGGTAGTCTTATCACCTTATCTAGTAAGTATGGTAAATCATTAACAGATGTTACTGATGGTACTTATGAAGCCATATCTGCACAGATAGAATTATCACGTGTTGCTGATTTTATGGATATTGCTACAAGGGCATCACTCGCAGGAGTTTCTACTGTTAGGACTTCATCTGATGCACTTACTACTGTTATTAATGCTTATAATATGTCGGTTTCTGATGCCGAAAGCATATCTGATAAGTATTTTATGACAATTAAAAAAGGTAAAACTCACTTTGAAGAACTTGGTGGGCAAGTAGGTAAATTTTTACCTTTGGCTGCTAAACTTGGCATTAGTTATGAATCTACACTCGCTTCATTAGCTACAATGACAAGACAGGGTGCTTCAACCGAAAGCGCTTCTACATACATTAGAGCTATCCTAACTAAATTATTAAAACCTAGTGCAGAATTATCTGACCGCTTGAATAATGTTGCTAAATCTTATAATCAAGCAAGCATTGCTGGTTTAAGTTTGCAAGATATTATGCAAGGGCTTTATCAAGAGGTTGGTAGAGACAATAAAGTGTTTTCTAAACTTATTGAGAATACAAGGGGTATTACTGGTGCAATGGCACTTGTCGGCAGTAAAGCAAAGGAAGCTAAACAAGATTTGTATGATGTTGCAACAGCTACAGGTGCAATGAATGAAGCTAGCAAGAAGTACTTCGAGCAAGAGGGTGCAAGATGGGATGCTTTATCTGCTAAAATCAAAAACGCAGGTGCAGAGATGGGTAGTGCCATCACAAAACCACTTGTTGCTTTAGGTGAAGATAGCTTGTCATTAATTGACACAACACTTCTTGGTATGAAATCCTTGCCTGTTTTTGGTGAAGAGTTGATTAATACTTACACCAGATTTGACACTAATCTTGGTAGGGTTATTGGTTCACTCAAAGAAGTCAATGCCTTACATCAAGGAGTTCAACCAGAACTAGAATATAGACATAGTACAGCTAAGTCTGACGGAGAACGTAAAATCTACGAGGAAGCTATGTTGATGGTTAGGGTTAAGAGTGTTGAATTTATTCGTGAATTTATTAAGTCACAGTTGAAATCATTAGACATAAGAAACAAAGAAATAAAGGCAATAAAAGCTAAAAATGATGCAGAAAAATTAAATATAAAAATACGTGAAGACGCAATAAAAAAGAGAAAAGAAGATATTGACAGCATCATTAGTGCAAAAGAAAAGGATGTTGCCTTGCTTAGAACAGAAGCTAAGTATGGCACAGATGTTAGAGATAATTATGAAGCCTTATCTAAAGTGAGCAAGAAATTAATATCAGCTGGCGTTGAAAAGCATTCAAAAGACTACCTTAAAGCTTTAAAAGAGGCAAAGGCATTGATTGATGAAGAGAGAGCGCTAAAAGGTGAAATGAAGCAGAAAAAAGATGATATTACTAGAACAGAAAAAGAAAGAAAAGCAGATAAATTAAAGATTGAAAACTTTAAGAATATGCTTGACCTCTTGTCAGAGGAAGCTACTTGGAATAAGAAGAAGTTGCAAATGTCTGAAAAAGAATATCTTGTCAAAAAGAAATTGTACGATTTGGAAAAAGTAAAAGGAAAATCACTTACAGAGGAAGAGCGTAAAAGGGCAACACGTGATGCTTTAAGTATATATGAGAATAAAATAAAAGATGCTCAATCATCTGGAATTGCAGAATTAACAAAGAAATCCATGTTTAGGGGTGATTCCTTGTCTAGGATTGGTGGATTTGTTGGGACTACAGGGGTAAAGCTGGGTATAGATTTAGATAAGAAAAGAAATGCTCTTTTGAAGCAGATATACGATAAGATAGAAACGCAAAATCAAATGGGGGTATACGTATGAGTTTATCTGAACCTTTTGAACCTTTTGAGAATAAAGGTTATCCTGAATACATGGTTGGTGTAGATGGTGTGACCGTAAATACTTCATGGACGTATCATATTAGTATGATTGGAGAGATTCCTAAAGTAGGACAGAACTATTATAATGAGAACTTCCCACAATATGACAAATGTACTGTTGCTGAAATTAGAATAAAACCATCACCAGCACAAACTTGGGTAACTGTATCCATGGTATCTAAGATGCCATACGTTGATAATAGCATTGTAGGAGGCGTTTTAAACCCTAATAATGCAGATATGCAATGGACTATGACTGCTGGTGTAATGGAGCAAGAATTGCTTAAAAACAAGGGGTATTTGTGCAATTGGAATTACGATATGTATTACCTTAAAGCACATGCAGATACAGATGCACAAACTAGCACCGCAGATGACCAGTGGCTTAACTGTGAGAGTGTTATTGATTATCCAGCAACATTTGAGAATAAGTATGGTTTTGCAGAGGAAACACCTGCACCTATTACAGATGATGGAACATCTTATGCTTGGGAATTGTATAAGGTTAGAACTAAACCACAAATTGAAGCATTCCTTAATTCTGCTCCTGTGGTACAGGGTACAGGGTTTGTTGACACGCCTAAGCGTGCAGGAGACTTCCTTAAACAAATTAATAAGTTATGGAATCCTAAAGAGACTTTTGGGCTTCCCGATTATGATGATTGTTGGCTTGTTACTGATGGCTCAATACAACTAGTGGATAAGATGTGGCAAGTTACTTTAGGACTTACTTATGCTGAATATGGGTGGGATGATGATTTATATGAGTATGTATCTACTAGTCCAACTAAAAATCCAAATGGGATAAACGCAGAATGAAACTACCACCAAAAGTAAGTGCAGGAAGACCTATAGAAGCTAAACACCATAATCTGTTAGTAGATTATATGCACTCTATTACACCTATGGGGTCGCCAAGCATCAAAGTTAAACGCTTAGCTAGTGGAAGCACATTTAAGTGCGTTAAGAAGCATGGTGGAAGTGTTGCAAGTAGTCCTGCTTCATCTTCACACTCTTGGAAAGTTATAAAAGTTGATGATACTAATATTAAGGTTTTGGGAGCTGATACTGACGGGGTAGACCATGCAAATATTGTTATAATTGGGGATGAATCCTTAACTATATATACTACTCAAATAGAAATAACAGACAACTGTTATATATGCGTTCAAGTCACTTGGGATGATGTTGAAGAGACGTATGTTGCAGAATACATAACGCAAAGTGTTCTTGCCTTAGATGTTGATAAGTGGATATTCCCTATTGCTTATGTTAATTGTCTTGACAGTAAGGTTTCTAAAATACAACAATATGCTAAAGATGTATTGCAGGTTGCAGGTAGGTTTATATGAGTTGGAATTATGATTATAGCAATAAACAACTTTATTCAATTAATCATGCTTATGATGAACTAAGGTATGCAGGATATGAGCGTGGCTTATCTTATTATCCAAATAATCCTTTTGAAGCTAATAAACACCGTTTTAAACGCCTAGATAATTCACTTTTTTTTAGTGCTGAACATGAAGTGTTAAACGTTAGATGTTGGGAATTAGTTGGCAATTTAGGAAGTTATTATGATGCAACTGACAGACTTTATCAGTTAGGTTGGGTTAGAGATGATAAAGAATTAAGTGATATTATAACAGAACTAAACACATCTCCTTTTACTGAACATTATAAAGAATATATGCTTAGAGATGACAAGGCTTTGATATTGCTGGATATTCCAGGTTGGCAAAGTGAATTTGAATTATTTATTACTTATGAGTGGTTGAAAGAGCGTTTTAACTATTTGAATCTGGTTAATAGATTCCTATATCCTTGTAATATACAAAGGCTTGGTTTTCAACCATTATATTCTCAATTACAAGAGAGAGCATACGAATCAGATTATAATGAAGATTTAACTTATGCAGAGGCACTAGCCAACTTCCTTGCAATGCCATATTCTGATAGTATTCCTCGTGATTACTTACAAAGCTCTTGTAGTAAGTATAAGAATGGTTTAGGAAAAACAAAGTGGGCGTTTATTTCAATGAGAATCAAACTTAATGATTCTTGGGAAAGATACTCTAACCGTGACTATTGCAGTAAATATACACATTGCGATAATACTGGTACTATTATTCTATCAAGTAGCAATAACGCTGATTATCATCAAAGCTCATATCAAGAAGATATGTATTATCAAGTTGACTGGTTTGATTGGACCAATAGGCCTTTAGAAAACACTGGGTTAAGTTCAAGTGATTGGATAGAATATTGGAATGAACCAAACTTAGCGTTTATTAATCATAGTTTAGGATTAAATGAAGATGTTAGGTCTGATAGCATAATACCATTTAAGATGATTTATTCATTATTAGACTATTCACCATACTTAGATAAATTTGAATTACCATAAAAAACACTTGAAAAATCAAGTTAGCATGATATATTAATAGAGACACGAATATAGGAGACCTTTAAATGAGAGAAATTAAATTGTTTTTGAGGGTGGAGAATGGAATCTCCAGAATAGTAGATATTAATAACAATGTCTTGAGTTCTAATTACTATCCTGTATTCACTTATGGAGAACAGGTTAGTGTAGTATTGTATCCTCTAAATGTAGATGGAACACCTATTGCTGATACAGATTTCGCAAGTATTACTAACTATGTTGCAGGTATAGATAATGACTGGGATAGAACCACAGACCCTATTTGCCTGACTAACACAGGTATTACCTTAGGCACAGAGGTTATTAATACTACTACTTATACAAGCATTACTATTCCAGTAGATTGCTACACAACTAAGTTTAATGCTACATTAGGCACAGATGAGAGCGTTGTTGCAGGAATAAACTTTGCCTTGAATGGTCTGGATTCAAGCTCTAATTTAGACTTGATATATCAATTCCCTTGCAAGATTTACAACAACCTACTTGATACTAGTGGTGGAACTCCACCTAGTCCACCTGAAAGCAACTATTACACTAAGGCAGAAGGTGATGCTAGATATCAATTATATTTATCTACTAAATATATAGACTTTATGGCAATTCATGTGCCAGCTGCAGGCGGTTGGTTGAATACTGAACCTAACTCAAGGTATATGCAGATTAATACTGAACTACCACAGAGTTGGGGCGGAGAGATATTCAATATCCAAATAACAGGTGATAAGTATGACGGGCATGAATATATTGAATTGAATGTGTTAGGTTATATCTATCATGATGATATATCTTATATTAGGGTCTATAGTAATGGAAAAGTAATGCCGATTGTTACGTGGGAATGGGATGGTACTAACAAGCTGTTACTTAACTTAGATTTAGGCTTAGGTGAAACCTGGTACTACTCACAGATGACTATTACAGCTAATGTAACTGATGAGGATGAATTAACTAGAAGCCATTATGATGGTTGGAGTTATGAGAATGCAACTACTATACTTACTAATAATGTAGATTATTCTAACTCCATTAAAGATAATGCTGACATTGATAGTGCTACCCCTAATGATGGTGATGTGCTAGTCTGGAATGACACTGCACAGAAGTATGAACCACAAGTCCAAAGCGGTGGTGGTGGTGCAGTTGATAGTGTGTTTGGCAGAACTGGTGCTGTTGTGGCACAAGCTAATGATTACAGTGGTTCACAGATTACCAACGTGCCTGCTGGGAATATCTCATCTGCTAATACACAAGGTGCTATTAATGAGTTAGATGTTAACAAATTAGAAACAAGTGATTATACTGCCTCTGATGTTAAGATTAAATATGAATCTAATGCTAATACTAATGCGTTCACAGATGCAGAACAAAGCAAGTTGGGGGCGTTACCTAGTGATGCAGAAGCAAATGTAGTTGATTCAGTTCATGGCAGAACAGGAGATATTGTAGCAGTGGCAGGTGATTATTCCGCTTCTGAAATTACTAATGATTCTGATGTAACTGGAACAAATGTAAGCAATGCTCTAAATGACTTAAATGAACGTTCTGTGAGAGCTAGCGAGGGAAGTTCAACATTAATTGCTAGTGATGATGGATGCCCTGTAGTGGCATATTATGATGCTGGTGGATATGATACAGATACACTACTACTTATACATGCTGATGGCACAGATGGTGATATCGTATTTACTGATGATTCTGAAAATCCAGTTGCAGTAACAACTAATGGTGACGCTGAAATAGATACTGCTGAAAAGCAATTCGGTACAGGTAGTTTGCTTTGTGCTAATAATGGGTATGTTAATACTGCTACAACTGCAAAGTTAAATGTATATAACAAAGACTATTGCTTAGAGTTCTGGTTCTACATACCTAATGAGAATATGGGAACTTCTACTCAATATGGTTTAGTAATGTTAAGGAACAGCAGTGGAGACAATTTAAAAGTATCAGTTGATTCAGAACGCTTATATATTCAACATCAAAATGGATATTTTATTTCTTTGGATTCTGGTAATAATGGTGGTGCTTGGAAACCTGCTGTAGGGTGGCATCATTTTAATTTTACATACGAACATTCAACAACAACTTCTTATTTATTCTTAGATGGGATTCTGCAAACAAGTAACTCGTCATCTGCACAAGTTAATAATGTCTCTTATGGTGCTTACTTAGGTTATGGGTATGAGGGGTTCTATTACTTTCATAATGCCGTCGGAACAGGGCAAATTGATGAATTTAGGGTTATAGAAGGCACTAAGGGTAGAACTACAGATTTTACTCCTCCAGTGTCGGCTTATGCAAGCTATGGAGGCAGTGCTACTGCTGATTATAGAAAATCAGAATATAAAGTTGGTGACAATGGGATTACAGGTGAGAGACCTACAGTTACAGCTATAGGTTATCAGTATTTCGATGTTACTTTAGGTTATCCTATTTGGTGGAATGGCACAAATTGGGTTAATGCAAGTGGAACAACGGTATAAGGGGGAGGCATGAAGAATCAATTAAGTCAAAAATATGGAGTTAGAAAGTGGCAAGACAATATCGAACATCAAAACTTGTCTCCATACCAAGTAGATGAGGCTAATTCAACTACTACATACATTAGATATGAGAGTGGAGATGATGAGGTATTTGTTAAACGCATAACTGTCGTTGGGAATATTACCACAGTTGAATATTCTTACACAACTTGGGCATTAAGAGCGTCTGCTGTCTATCAATCTATTAATGAATAGGAATTAATATGGCTATAAAATTTGACAAAATACTTGGAAAATTAAGAGAAGTAGACGCTGGGGGTTCTAGTGGTAGTGGAACAGGTTGGGATGGTGAAATTGATAATTATGCAGGATTACCACTAGCGTCCACCGTGCCTAATGAAGTCTATAAAGTTCTTAATACTCAAGGAACGTGGGTACTAGGAACTAAAAAAAAGGCAGGTCTATACGAAAGTGATGGAATTGATTGGAAGTTTTTAGGTGTTGAACTAGCAATAGCAACAGAAGCCGAAATTGATGATGGAACGGAATCAGCGGTAAGACGTATCTCGCCTGCATTGATGAAGCGTTCTGTAGAACAACATAGTGGAAGTTTATCCGTATCTATGCAGAAAGTTTATGTTGACCACGTGAATGGAACAAGTGGCGGTAATGGTGCTATTACTTCACCCTTAGACACAATAGCAAACGCTGTAATATGGATAGAGTCGCCTACTGGTGGTAATGATGCTAGTCATTTACTTAACTGGCAGATAGTACTAGCTCCTTGCACAACTTATGAAAATGTCTCATTGCCAGATAGAGTTAGCATGATAGGTTCTGGAAGGGTTAGTATTTTAGGAGGATTAGTAACAATTAGTTCTAGTTGTGTGCTAGAGAACCTTAACTTTAGGCGGAATCACCCCTTAACGGCAGGTTGTGTTAATATCACTGGTTCATACACCCATGTCAAGGAATGTTTCTTTACGGGGAATTGTAACGGAAACGAACACCACTTAATCCATTCTGATACTGCAACAGTAGTAACAGATTGTATATTCGAACCAAATGTTGAGTCAAGTTCTGCAGAAGTGTTTTGTTTCGTACAAGACGGGGCAAGTACTTCTGTTTTAAGAGATTTATTTATTTTGGAAGACCCTACTCATAGCGGAGTTCTTTTCGCAGGGAAATGTGCGTGGACAGGGAGAATCCAAGTAGGCAATATTACTTCTAACATAAATAAAACTTTTATTGAATTATTCGATGCTGGTAATGGCACAATTGAATTAATTGATAAACCTAACGCAATTGATTTATATACTAATCAAACTATTACTGGTGAGAAAACGTTCACCGATTCAATTAAGATGACTGGTGAATATTCAACTGGATTTATGGGTTGTGGATATGATACTGGTAAAATCTTTGAATTTAATAATGACCATACCTACAGCGGTGTAAGTCATGACTTAATTAGTATCTATAATGGTGGTTCAGCAGGGCAGATTTTCTGGGGGAATAGTAGACCCAGGGATTTTAGCATTGCTTCCGATGGGATTATGTATATATATGATGGTGGTTATGGTAGACGCTTGTATGCAATAGATACTTCAGATTGGTCTATAGTAGAAACCTTTAATGGGGGGTCACCATACTATATAGATGTTGCTCCTATTGAATCTGGAGGAGAATCACTTGAATACAATGAAGATAATGGTTATTTATATTTTGGTGGGCGTGATTGCATAGTGCATGTTATTGACCCTACTAATGGTTCAGTTGTAGACACGAAAGACTTAACAACTCAATTCACTGACCCTAACTCAATGATATCTAGCATGAGGCATAGTTCTGATGGTAACTGGTATTTAATTGATAGCTTCTTAGATTACTTCCATGTTTATGATAGTGACTTCGTGCATTCTTATAGTAAGTCTACTGTGCATACGGTATCACGTGGTATTAACTGCTACGCTCTAATGGAGATTCCTACAGGGTGGTATACGTTTGATATAGGTAATGATAGTATCGATGAATATGATACTAATTTAGATTTTGTAGCTACATATGATTATACTAGTATTATGACGGCATTAGGAGAAGATTTTCTTGCAGGATTGGATGTATTGCCTGATGCTACGTCAACCGTTACAACGACAATAACATATAATGCTTTAAACAACACTGTTACCTTTACTAATCTTGCTATAGGCACTAGTTTTACTATTGATGGTGAGACAATAACAGCCCTAGCTACAGGTACTGCAGACAATGATACTTTAGCAACTAAAGGTTATGTTGATGATAATTCAGGCGGTGGTGGCACTTTAACCTTAATCGAAGAAATTGAACATGGCATTGCTAGTAATATCCTTAACCTGGTGTATAATTATACAGGGAGTGAATTAACTAGTATTGATTATAATGATACTAGTGGTGGTACTACGCTTTATACTGCTGGCTTTAATTATAATAGTGGAGTGTTAACTGATGTAGTCTACACTAGAATGTCTGATGGTACTACTAGCACTAAGACAATGACATATACAAGTGGCATATTAACAGAAATTAACTGGACATAAGGAGGTAGTAATGTCAATTACATATAATGGTGCGATAATAATTGTTGATGGGTGGTATAAAGAGGGAACTAGTAGCACAATTGGTACAACCACTCGATTATATGATGTAAATGCAACTCAAGAAGCTGGTGATGCACATAGGATGCTTGAGATAGTATCAGGTGCAGGAGCAGGTAGTAGAAAGGTTATTGCTAACTATGACAATACTGCTCATTATTGGGATGTGTTAGGGCACTTTTCTGAAGCTCCTGATGCAACTAGCGTATATCGTATAACATATAAAAGTGATGATGTTGTAGCCGAAGATATCGCACAGGGGTGGGGGTATGTCTTGAATATTGGTCAAGGTGTATGTGAGACTACTAAGACTATACGTATAACTGGTGGATTTTCTATCATTGCAGAAGATATGAATTTTGTGGATTGTAGAGGAATTGTTGCTTATGATGGTGGGCTGATATGGACTGGGGTAAGACTTCAAAAACCTGATGGTTCGTATGAATGTGTAGGTGGTCCTACTTTACGTTTCGTAGGGGTTGGAGGATATGGTAATGACCCATATCAGACCAATGGATTGGCTTTGGCGAATGATAATTCAGAAATAGATTTTAATGATACTACTTTTGATAATCATGGACTAACTGGCAACAGAAATGATATTGACTTTAGACCGTTGTCGACTGTGTCCATGTACGGCTGCAAAATACTCGGGCCAAGTGGTTCATACCATCACTTCAATTCTGATGACATGCACCTTGATGGGGTGACTGTATACAATGCTTACTCACTCGAGATGATGCGGTCTCCAATATATTGTAATAATCTTATCGTTTTTGGGAATGCTACAGGGCTATCAGTCTACCCTAATACGGGTCAAGATGTTGTTATTCGCAATCTGATTGCAACAGATAATTACGATACATTCAAGCGGTTAAGAGGTAAGTTGACTCTGATTGATGCACAAGTTGACTGGCTGGCTGTTTCTGATAGTTCAACTAATTCACCTGTAAGAGCATTGTATTCATTTAAAGCCCAAGTTAAAGATGAATTAGGTACTCCGATATCAGGTAGGACAGTTAAGTTTTTCAAACCTAGTTGTCCACTTATGGTAGATTCTGGTGTATTAGAAGCTAATAAGAACTGGGTACATGTAGACTTGTCAGAATATGAATGGTTTTATTTAGAAGCTGGTGATACTATTAGAATATATGATGATAATAATACTGTTGGTGAGATTGTTACAATTGTATCTACTCAATCAGCATCTGATTATATTATTGTCGATACTGACTTATCTAATCAATATCAAATTACTGCTAATGCAAAAGTACAGGTATATGAAGAGAAAATGTCAGATTCAAATGGTTATGTTGAGGAGGTCTTATTACCTAGATTATTTGTTAGGGAAACAGAAAGCATCGAAAATAGTATTAATTATTACAGTGGAACTAGAATAAATACAGATTATAATGGCACTGATGTATCAGTTGAATTATCACCAACTCAGGCATTTGAAGATATTTTATTTATTGGCGCAGAGGGTGCGGCAGTTGATAGTCAAGATGTTAAAGATATTAAAAACCTAATAATTGCAATGGCATAAGGAGAAACACATGGAATATGTAAAAAAACTAATAACAACTGATTATGGTGTAGACGCTGAAGCATGGGTAGTTAGTCACATTGATATTAATCCTAGCTTAGATGTAGCACTAGTTAGAATGGACGGTTATGCTAATGCTACTGCATTGTTTGGCAACTCTAAGGTTTTAGGTTCAATGAAGTTAAAACTGGAAAATATTTCTGAATTAACACTAGATACTGATGAGACAAATGTATATACAATAGTCTCAATCGTTATCATTTCTAAAATATTAGAATATCCATTATTCGTTGGTGGGGAGGTGCTGGATGTATGATTTATGATAATAAAGAGTTAGAAAATTTTATTGAACGTGCTAACAAGGAGCAGATAGCGGAGAAAACGCTTCGCACTATTGTTAGCCTTGAATATAGTATTAGAAAATTTGATGAAAACATAACAAGGTTAAATAAAGAAATCTATGGTAATGGCATTGCTGGTATTAAGGATTCGGTTAAGGAACTTCAATACCACACTAAAATTTGTGAAAATGAAAAAAAAAAAGAACTAGAGCATAGCAAACAAAAAAAAGTAGACTTAAAATGGTTAGCTATTATTGGGCTTGCGATAATTGAGCTGTGGCATAGAATACATAAGTAGGGGGCGGTATATGAAAGAAAATGTTTTACTTAAAGTAATGCTGAAAATATTAATAATGATGATTGCATGCTTATTGCTCATGCTATATTTTTCTTCTTGTACTCATTCGTATGCTAGTCATACGAGTGTATTAGGATTAGAAGTTGATTGGAGGCCTGAATCAATAAGTCCATCTATACGTTTGGGTTACATAAATCATGATGGTGCTGTTGTTGCACCTAAAGCAAAAGCAAAAGTATCCAAGCGTTACAGTGATATTAATATGGTGCAATGTAAAGGTAAAATTCAAACAGAATTAGAGGTGGATTGTGTTAGTCAAGATAATTAAAGATGTGATAATTAAGGAAATTGAATATAAAATTGGGGAACATGTTTTAATGCGTCCAAGCGTTGGGCAGTTTTTTGTTGATAACAAATATGGGAAAGAAGTAAAAAAATGGTAGAGTACTTGACATTTAATAATCGCTTTGAGATATTAAACTGGCGTTCTTGCTGTAGAGATATGGGATTAAAGTATTCCTTTGAGTTTGTTAATGAAAGTCAAGCAAGTTTGAAGCGTATATGGAATGGAATAGGAGCTGATGGTCACTTCTATAACTGGCTTATACCAAATACAGTTTATGGTTTAGATATTAGTGCATCTAGCTTACCACATGACCATGATTATTATATAGGTGGTAATGATGAAACTCGCTCTATTGCAGACAGCAGAATGCTTGATAATATGTATACGCTAATAGAGAATAATAGCGTATGGTTTTTAAAGGGGTTGAGACGTGCTAGAGCATATAAGTATTATATGGCAGTTAGGTTTCTAGGTGCAGTAGCTTTCAGTTATAAATCAAAATAATTTATCGACAATATTTTTAAAATTACCATCTCGCTTATAGATTAATACTTTAGGCGTGATGAGTTCATCTTTTATTTCAAAAAACTGGTCTGTATCTGATGTTGGCATAATGCCATGCAAAACACAAAACTCTTTAAAACGATTCCTTAACATTCCATTACCTTCTGGAAAGATGTATTCATTGATAACATCACCTGCAATATTGTTAGTTTTGTAGCTAACCTTGATGCAATCATTGCCTGCTCTACTGATGTGCTTAAAACACCTCATGCTGACCACATCTATGGCTTGTACTTCGTCTCTGCCACTGATGACTTCACCGTTGTAACAAAACGCTTCTATGTTGCCTGCAGAATTCCTTTCTATCTTTTCGCGAACGAAGTCACACTGTGAACATTCAAGCGTTGTGTATGGATTGTGCGTTGAACAAACATCACATTTCCACGCTCTTTTGCTTTTTCTTGCACCCATTATTATAGGGAAAACATTGTCAATAGTACCATGTGTTTCAACATTTTTGCCATAATCAAGCAACAGACAATTATCTTTGTTTGGAAAAATTCTCGTTCCACGACCAACCATCTGAATAAACAATGATGTTGACAATGTAGAACGCAGTAAAACTATGCAATCTAATGCTGGGAAATTAAAACCTGTAGTTAGAACACCTACATTAATTAAGTAACGAGTTTTTCCATCTTTGAATCTTTGGATTATCTCTTCTCTATCCTTACTCTTGCCAGTTAGAACTTCTGAATTAGAGAGTATTTTATAGATGAGGTTAGCATGTTCAATCCCACAAGCGAAAATTAAAATATGTTTTCTATTCATAGCTTTATAGGTGAAATCTTGAACAGCAAAACTAGTAACATCTTGCGTTATAAATGCTTCTTCTAATGATTTTTTATTGTATTCTCCTGCTGTTTTTTTTATGTTGCTAGTATCTATCTCTTTTTTAGCTCCAGAGCTAATGACAGGAGATAAGTAGTTCTGTTTAATCATGTCTTTAATTTTAGCTTCATAATGCAAAGTTGTGAAAATCTCATTATTATCATACAAGTAACCTCCAGAAAGCCTGTACGGTGTAGCTGTAAGTCCTACTACTCTTGCATTAGGATAAAAAGCCAAAAAATCATGGTATCTACCCTCTTGCCTGTGTGGCAGTAAGTGTACCTCATCTATAATAACAATGTCAATTTTGTCAAAATCTGCGTTAATAAGTGAGTGAATTGTACCTATAACTACATCACCTGTAGCATCTTTATTTTTAAGTCCAGCACAATATATGCTAGCATTAACTTCAGGAAAGTTTTCTTTTAGTTCATCATAATTCTGCTGGACTAGCTCTTTGCTTGGTACTGCTACTACTATTTTAGTGTCTTGATATTTTAAAGCATCTTTTATGAAATAAGCCTGAACAAGGCTTTTCCCTGTACCAGTTGGCAGCGAAACAAGCACATGCTCCTTAATGTTATACCATATAGCATCTAAGCATTCTTTTTGATATGGGTATGGTGTTTTCATCTTTTAATCTCCTCTAAAATGGTATACTATCATCGAAATCGTGGCAAACATCAAATGCTGAACACATAACGCATATATAGTAAGTAGGCTTGTTGCAGATTTTCTCTGGAGCAATACTAGAATTAATTATCATATTTGCTCGTTCTAATAGGTCTTTTGCTTCTCTTTTCTTCAACTTTACTCTTGTAGTATAGATTTCATCATTATTCTTATTCACAGCTATAAAAAAAGCCCTGTCTAACTTACATAGATACATGTAAACTTGCATTTGTGCATAGTATTGCGGCTTTGATGCTTTAACTCCTTTTTTTTGTAAGTCTTTGAAGTTGCTTGTATTCATTGTTTTAAACTCTAATAGGTGTGGTTTTGTCTGGTTAGGAATATTCAATCCAACACCATCAATATGCCCTTTGAATTTACCATTACATGCAGTAACTTCGTACTGCTCACCAACAACATCAACGCCTAGCTTCCTTAATTCACTTATAAATACATCCTCTTCACGATGTCCCCTATTAAACAAACGTAATATTCTGCCTTTGAAATTCTCCCTAAAATACCCATGATATTTTAACCAAAGGTATCTAATGCATACATGCCCTATTTCTGAACCACCTAGATATTTTCGGGGTGGACTATCATTGCTCCATGTATTCAACATTAATTCACCTAAATAATTATCTGTGTGTGTATTTAATTCCATGATTTATATATCCTTTGTTATTGATAATAATGCAATTGCGTCTGCTGTCTTTAGTGTTATACGTAGATAAGGGTATTTTTTTTGAACTATTTCTTTTATAGCACGTTTCCTTTTTGCTCTGTCCTTTGGGAGAGTCCCTAATTTCTTCATCCATTTTTGGGGGGATATGTATTCAGTCTCATACCCTAAGCAATATAATATAGCTTCAATTTGCCCAAAATGATTTGCAAACTTAACGCTTGAACTTGCACTATTGCCTTGTCTATGTTGCCCTGCTTTTTCAACGATTGCTTTATTACAATCCAATTTAATTCCTCGTAATAATTCTACTATGTCCCCTAATGTGCTAGGCATATTGTAACAAGTTATGATACCATTAGAATCACGAGTTGCAATGCCTCCAGATATACCAGTGTCTATTGCTAATAATTTCATTTTTTAATCCTTTTGTTTTATTTTTAATTTTCCTAATAATTGATGGTCTGTAATCCTATCTCTTATCTCTTCTTTGTCTTCAATCTCATGGCAATATAAAAAAGCATAGTCGGAATCTGTAATCTCATCCCTAACAGACTTAATATCTTTGATATGTCGACAATATAAATAAGCATCCTCGGAATCTGTAATCTTATCTCTTACAGACTTAATATCTTTGATATACTTGCAATACAGGTAAGCATAATAAGAGCCTGTAATCCTATCTCTTACAGACTTAATATCTCTAATGTTAAGACAATAACGATAAGTATAGTAAGGCTCTGTTATCCTATCTCTTACAGCCTTAATATCTCTAATATTAAGACAATAATCATAAGCAGAATAAGAATCTAACAGACTGGCATCTACTTTCTTGAAGACATGATGCACTTCTGGTATATTTTCACTACACCATTTTCCATATCCTAACCCAATACTTTCTTGAGTGTTCAGACACTCTAGAGACGTTTGTTGCTTAAGCCATTCTAGACCCTCTTCACAAGCTCCTTTTTCTTGTGCTGTTTGGTACAGCTCTTCAACTGTTTCTATTCTTTTCATTTTTTTATCCTCTCTCTTACAGACTTAATATCTTTGACATACTTGCAATACAGGTAAGCATCATAAGAATCTGTAATCCTATCTCTTACAGACTTAATATCTTTGATATACTTGCAATATAGGTACGTATAATAAGAACCTGTTATCCTATCTCTTACAGACTTAATATCTCTAATGTTAAGACAATAACGATAAGTATAGTAAGGCTCTGTTATCCTATCTCTTAC